CAACAATTTCGCCTTGGTCTTCTACCGACGCATAGTCCAGCGGATCAAGAACAAAATGCTCCTGTGGAGTTGCTGCAAGGTTTTTGCAGGGGAAATACTTACGTCTCCCCTTCACTACCGCAACCAACCCACAACACTCTTTAGGGCTTTCTTCGGTTGCATGTACCAGAATCTTTTCTGTTAAAGACGGCGGTAACGTCATGAAAGCAGGCCCGCGCCAGGGAATGATCCAAACGGTAGCTCACCGTTTTCGCCAAATCTTTTTTTGCAACTGCTAAGCCGCTTGCCGCATTTATCCTGAGCCAATGCACTAACGGTGTTGTCGTTTACATCAAAAAAATTGCTAGCTGTGTAGCTGCATTCAGAACCTCTGTATTGCCACTGACAAATGTTCGCCACAACCTGACGATTAGGTAGGTGTTTGTTATCTAAATCAAATTTGCTTGCAAGCTCAAAACTGATAACATCACGAGTCTCTGTTGCCTTGCGATCAACGTACCACTCTTCAACAGGGAAAGTGGCATAAGGATCAGCTGCGCTTTCTCCGTCAAGAAACTTTTTCAAGGTGCGGATTCGTTTGACCTTTGCGCCTGTAAGGTCATTGCCAGGAGTTATCCCGTTCACTTCAAGCAGTAATGCTGTGATTGCTCCGTTCAAGTTGGCAACGCTTAATGTTGGACGCGGCAACGTCCCGGCGTTTGTGTATTCAAAACCTTCGGCCTTGATTGGCAAGCGTACGTAAGAGTTACCGTCCCAAACAATATTGCCCGTTACATCTGCGTTTGAACCCGCATGAAATCGCAAGATGTCAGAACTACCCTGCAATGCGCTGTCGTAATGTAACTCAAATAATTCAATAATTGCGTTTATAGCTAAACCAGAAAGGTCAGCGTAAACAGAACTAATCGCAGTCCAAACAACTGTGTTATCAGTGATTAAACTGCCAATGTCAGTCGGCCAAGTTGGCTGTGAACTGCCAGACGTTCCAGCCGTTGTGCATTTGAAAATTAGTCCGCTATTTTGTGTGGTGGTGGCTCGTCGGATGTCACCAAGAGCGAAAGCAGTACTAGCAGCCCAAGCAGTTACAGCCATTACGGTTCAAACACCTCTCTGAATGTTGTCTGGATTGTGGCGCGGTTTAAATATGGAATCGACTTGTCCCACTGCTCACAAACGAACTTAGAGCTACTGCTTTCGCCTGGTGGCGTGAAGTCAAAGCTTGCACTATCGGCAGCCCTAGCGTCTAGGAATGTTTCGATTGTGTCTGCGTCCGTTTCTGAGACTTCAAACGTCAGGTTATAAGACTTTGGGTTCTGGTTTAGCCCCAGACTTAACCGCTGCTCATAACCATCGCCAAAGCGCACGGTACGCACAGTTGGTGCGCTTGTCTTTTGAAGGCCGTATGTAGGCGTGATTGAAGGGAAAGTAGCCATCAGCTTGAAAGTAAACCGCCAGGGCGTTTTTGTTTGATTAACTCTGCTTGGACAGCAGCGCCAAGCATCTTGCCAAGTTGCGCGGCTTGATCGCCATCACCTTCAACACTAGAGCCAGAAGCGTCAACGTTTACGGTCACATTAGCGCCACCCATTGCGTGGTTTGGAATAATCGTTCCAGAAGCACCTGGTACGAAGAGTTCTGGTCCGCGCTCTCCAACCGTGTAAGGACGACCGCCTGAAACAGGGCCACCATCTGCTTTCCCTGGAGGCAAAAGAAACGGCATACTTCCGCCAGGAGTAAACGGATTGCCGCCGCTCATCGATCCATCAAAGTCAGAAAAGCTCATCCCGCTTCCCATGCCAGCAAACATCTTGGCGATGCCAATCGCGATGTACTGAGCAATCATCTGCTGTGCTGTCTTCAGCAACATGTCCGCAATGCTATTTAAGAAATCAGCAAAGACTTGCTCAGCACTCTTCGTTCCATCAATCATTTCCTGAACGCCAAACGTGACGAGACCAGCAGCTGCTGTTGCTGCTTCGCCTATCATTGGATACTTTTCAAGAATTTTTTGAAGCGCCTCTTCTTGTTCTAATAGCTGAAGGGTTTGGCCAGCAACAACTGCTTGGTCAAAACCAATCATTTCAGAAGGATCACCCATATCGGCAAAAATTCCTGCTCCGGCCATTGCAGCTTGTCGATCTGCAAGAATAGCGGCAGTTTTTCGCTGCTCCTCATCTAGTAAATCGTTGATTCGCAACTGCAAAGCTTCGCGCTCAAAGTCAGCTGCTGCAAACTCTTTTGTAAATTCAAAAGAACTACTGTTTATCGCAAGTTGTTTCTCAAGACCCAGAATAAGCTTTTCTCCTGACTTAAGAGACCGCAAGCGTTCTTTTTCAGCGCGGTCTGCATCCCTTTGAGCTTTTCTCCCTGCTACGGCGCTTGACTTTGCAGTTCTTCCGGCTCCTCTGGTTAATTTTTCTTCGGCTTGATTGATCTGCTCCTTACGTTGTAAGATTAAATCATTAACAGAGGCATCTCTTTCGTTTTCAATTATTCTTTTTTGCGTATCATTCAAGCTTTCTTTCTCAAGTTTTTTGCGAGCCTGTTGGAATATGACTGATTTCTGTAAATCAAAAATTCTACTATTTGTAAGATTGCCTTCCATTTCGGACAGCTTAACTTTGTCCTGAGATATGCGATAATCAGCGTTATTTACGTCTAATGCGCTCAGGTCTGCCTGAAGGCTTTTATTTTTGTCTTTGTTTATTTGTTCTTGAAGATCCATCATCTCTCTTTGTATTCTTAACGTGTCCTCCATTCGTGCGCCCTTGAGCCCTTCCCTCAGCTCTGCCATTTTTGGGTCAGTAGAGTTTTGAGCTTGCGCTAGCAAGCCAACCCCGCCAAGCCCCTCTGCAAATCGTTTTGTTGGCGCAGCAAGGAGCTTGGCAACCTGAGCAAGAACCATTGTTGTTATCTGAGCCAACGCATTTCCAAACTCTGTCGTTGCATCTCCAAACTCAATTAAAGCCTCAACTCCTTCGTCTCCAACTAAGCCAGCAAGGCGAGCTGTAGCCTCCTCTAAAGCAGCCTCCTCTCCTCTAAGCTCCTCCATTTGAGCGATAATGTCCGCAGTGGGGTCTCCGACCTGCCCCAATGATTCAACAATTGCATCAATATCTGCTGTAGCAGGATTCAAGGCTTGACCAAGTTCTCCAACTTTTACTACAAAATTATCAAGCTGTTGGCCAATTGCACTGCCAAGTATTTGACCGCCAAAGCCGCCAAAAGAGCCTGCCGCTCCACCAAGCACTGATCCGGCGCCTCCGCCAAATAGCATTGGGAAGCCTACGCCAAGAGCAAGACTTTGGACGTGTCGATCCGCTTCCTTAGTTCTTTGTCTTGCTCTTTGAGACGCCGCCCTGCTTTCTTGCTCTCTTCGAGCAGCATTGTCTGACTCTACTCTTCTCAGCTCTTTTCTAAGTTTTATTAGATTTTCAATGTTATTTTTCTGTACTCTTGCGGCTTTTTGGTTAGCTTTTGAAAGCTGTTGAGTTTTGTTTACTCCGTCGCTTAATCCTTTATTTAAGTTAGTAACCCCGGCGGCGTTGAAAGGATTCCCCTTCTTAAGCCTGTTCTGTAATTCTTTTGTTTCTTGATTTAATCTATTTACTGTATCATTTAAGTCTTGAACTTTTTTGTATCCTTGAACCTGGAGCTGAATATCTACGTTGTAATTGGCCACGGCTGAGCACGTAGAGTCCTGCGCTCCAGTCTACCGTGACCCCATCGTTCGTGCTCCACGACCCGACTTAGCGTTTTGAATTGACTTTTCCTCCTGCTCTGCCTTGATCTCGAAGAAAGCAGCCCAACCCACCAGCTCCTCTTGAGTGAGGCGCTCAGTGAGTTGAACTACCGTCATGCCCAGCTCTTTCGCTAAAAAGAAGATAAAAAGCCAGTCGTTACTTGCTTTTCAAGTCTGCTTTCGCTTCCTCCACTTTGTTCTCCGCTCCAGAAGCCAACATCGCTAGCTGGATGTCTTGGAGGATTGCAGCTTCAACGTCACGACGAAGAGCAGCTCGCTCACCATCCTGGAACATACGATTGCCGTCAGCGTCTAACGCTTTCTCGATCATCATGCCTAAAGCAAAATCACCAGAGTCGTCTTTGTCAGACTTCTTCTGGATTGATTCCCGTTCGGCAATCGTCAATGGGTGCCAATACACCTCAAGCACCACATCATCACCGTCCTTGACTTCGTGCTTATAAAGCTGGCTGACGCCAAACTTATTACGAAGCAACTCAGTGGCACGCATGAACTAATACCGTTTGTGCT